ATTGGTACGCCCGAGTGGAATCGAACCACCGCACACGGCTCCGGAGGGCTTATTGCAAGCTTGAAAACCATTGATATAACTAGCTTTGTTGCTTTATGGTCGCAGTTTTGGTCGCACTCTTTGTTTTTTTCTTCTGAAAAAGGTCTATTATATGTCTGTTAAATCCTGGCATTGCATGTCCGTACATTTTAAGTGTTGTGTTTGCGTCAGCGTGTCCAAGACACCTTGATACTTCTAAGATGGGTATATCTTTGGTGAGTGCTGCTGTAGCAAATGTATGCCTGAATGTATGGATATTTTTATTTATTCCGGCCAACTCACATATCTTTACCCAAGCACGTCGGATATTTCCATAGTTAAGGGCTTTGCCGCTTTCGGTACAAAATACGAAGCCGTTTATATAAGTGATTTTACCGTTTGTCTGCATAGCTTTTAGTCTTTCTATGCATGCATCATAGACAATCGGAATATAACGTATACCGGCTTTTGTTTTAGGATCATGGAATACTTGACCAGTACCACTGTCTTTTGCGCGTTGTATACAAATTTCTCTTTTATCAAAATCAATATCTTCCCATTTTATTGCAAGAAGTTCACCTATCCTGCAGCCAAGTACCAGGAGCAAATAAAATAATGTGTAGTATTTTTTATAGTATTTATTGGTCCGTAGTACACGGAAGATGCGAAGCAGTTCACTAAAAGAAAATACTGACATTTCTTTATATTTGATTTTCACCGGTTCAACAGCTTGCATTGGATTATATTGTACCATTCTCAGAGCCACAGCTTTCTTGTAAGCGGCGAAAAGTAACTTATGTATCTTACTTATTGAAGAGGTACTTAAAACACCGTCATAGCTATTATACAGCTTTTGTATTTCTTTGCCGCTGAGTTTGTCGATTGGTATATGCGCAATAGGAGCAAGCTTATTAGCACTTTGTTTTTGCCTTGCAAAACTGTTGCTGCGCAGGTGTGGTTTTTGATATGTTTCTAAAAATTCTATTACCCATTCTCCAATGGTAATAGAAGAGGATGTAAGATTTCCTTTATCACGTTCTGCCCGTATTTCTTTCTTAAATTCTTTGGCTTCTTTTTCGGTGGCAAAGCGTTTACGGTGACGTTTGCCGTCGTTGTCACAATAGTCGTAACAATATTTTTTTCGTGCTTTGTCATACCATATTGTTCCGTCGCCGTACATTGTTTCACTTCCTTTCTAAATGGAAGTTTTTTGATAGTAATTATCAGTAGTTTTTATATCGTTGAATAAGTATAGATTCTTGTTTCATGCTTAAAATTTCTTTGTTCTTCCAAAATAGCCTCTATAACTTGGTATTTATTATAAGGGAATTGTATATTATATTTTAGTTCACCTTTGATAATATCTTTTAATTCAAGAAGAGTTTCTTTTGTTAGCAAACTGGAACCTTTACTACAAGAAAATATTTTTATAGAATTTTCATACCCGCACTCGAAGGCTGGCTTTGATGAATATGTTGATATTTCAAAATCGCAATTTATAAAATTGAACCTTAAAATTATAAAATTAGCATTTGTTAATGCATTTGTTAATGCTTGGTTAAGAGATAAAATATCGCTCGAAAGGATCACATTAAAGCGTTGTTCGACTAAAAGCGATACTTCATTCTCGGCGTTATCAAGAATTCTTTTTAACTTTAATTCGTCAGACTCTTTATTGGTTTCTAGCATATTATACTTATATCTTAGTTCTATTAACTCTTTATTATGTTGTTGAATAATATCTTTTATTTTTTCGTTTAAATCATATATTTCTTTTTGGAGCATTTCATTTTTGTTTATTAGGTGATTGTTGTATTGAGTATTTTGATTTATTATTTCTTCTTCTCCTTGTTTCTTTTGCTTATCCATTGTTATAAGCCAGAAGTTTGCTATAAGAAATGAAATACCAATAATAATATCAAATATTTCCCAGTCGGAGCGTGACATTCTTATTTTCGCAAAAGGATTAAAAAGGATTGCTGTTGCTATGAAAAAGATGGTAGGTATCTGATAAAGTTTATTATTCAGAACCCACGCAAAAATTATAGCTTGTAGGGTAATGGTAATTCGCAGCATTTCATACCAGCCATAACTTGGTAATCCAAAAAAACCAGCATATAATGCGAAAAGAGGTGCAATATAGGTTGCATTAAATTTCATCAATTTCAACATTCCTTATTTCTAATTTTAATTTAAGTTTTAATAATTCTTGTTAAATTCATTTATGACGTTGAACTTCAAGCGCGTCAACAAAACAATAGTTATCAAAGTCATTATTTATAATATGCTCCTGCTCATGTAGGAGTGTTTTTTTATTTGTTTCGAAAGTAAACCTAGAGTTAAGAACACAAATTTTTTCACCTTCAGGAGTACAAAAACAAAAACCTTTTATTGTTAGAGGAAGATCAAATAATATGGTTCGTTCAATCATCTTCATTACGTTCCTTTTTTCTCATTCTGCTAACCATATCGGCTACAAATTTTAAATCTTCAGGGGATACATCTTTGGCGGCATCAAATAATATTTTCATGTCGGGATTATCATATATTTCTTGCGCCATTTTTGCAGCTTCGGGATTTGTGTAATAGCCTTCTCGCTCAACGGCAGTAATATTTTCTTTGTTACCAAGTAAATAGTCGGTACTTACACAAAACTTTTGAGCTAATTTCAAAATCATTTCGTTGGACGGCATACGCTGACCAAGTTCATAAAAGGATACTGCTTTTGGTGTTACTCCCAAGAAGTCTGCCAACTCTTTTTGTGTTATATCATGCTCTTGCCTTAATTGTTTTATTCGTTGACCTAACATCAAGCTCACCTCCCTTTTGTGTACTGTGTGTTCATTATACAATAAAAATATAAAAAAAGCTATTGACATTCCACATATTGTACAGTACAATATGTACACAGAGAAAGGAGGGGTACAATGAACAAATTAAAAGAAATTAGAATGAAGAATAATATTAGCCAGGAATTACTTGCTTGCAAAGTGGGCGTTACCGTTAGGTATATTGCATTTCTTGAAAGTGGGGATCGAAAACCCTCAATAGATGTCGCTTTTAAAATAGCAAAAGTTTTAAAAAGCACAGTTGATGATATTTTTTTGCCACGCAAATGTACAAAATGTTCATAAAAGTAAATAAAAAGGAGCGTAACAATGGAAAATAAAACACAAAAAGCCGTCGAAAATATTACCAGTATTCTCAACGGCTTTACTGCTGCAGAAATTCAAGAAATTTTGTTTTTGGTGAATGAGAAATGTAATGCTAATTACGTACTTGTTTTAGAAAAGAAAGTACAGCTAGAAGATTCCGATCAGTTCTAATAACTCGACATTCTCTTAGATCAATATCATAGAATGCGCATGATAAACATGGCGGTTGTGCAACGTGAATATTAAGTCCATTGCAGGGGCAAATGCGGTTTATCCTATAGTCTGCCATAACAATCACCTCCTTCCTACAATCATTATAAGAAGGAGCAGGTTCTTTTACAACACAAAAAAGAAACACCCGCCTGCTCGTGGAAAAGTTAGCGAGTGTTTCTTGCACCAGCCGAAGCTGACGAGAACATTATAACACGCTTCGACTGGTATATCAACTTTGAAAGAGGGATATACCATGAACAAGAAAGATGAAGCTTTGGCAAAGTTTGTCGAAGTGGTAAAGAATTTAAGCCCTGAAGAATTTGAAGAAAAGTATGTTAAGGATAGTAAAGGACTTGATGAAATTGAAAGAAAGGAGGATCAGGAAGATGGAGCTTGTGACGTGTGACGAATATGCGAAAAGCAGAGGATTATCGTTGGTTACCATTCGAAGGTATTGCCGTGAAGGAATTGTCCCATACCTTCGGATTGGGAAGGTATATAGGTTAGATCCTCCGCTAGTTGATGAAGCTTTAGCACAAGTTATGCGTGAGAATATGGAATATCGATCTAATGGGATAAAGCGAAGTCGTAAGCGAAGGAAAAATTTTGATTTTGAAGCAGCGTTAAAGGCTTTATAGGAGATGAGAAAATGAAGAACATTTATGAAGACATTCACTTAGCATACTTAGCAGCGGTTGATTTAACAGCAGGCTTACTTGATAGTATTGCAAGGTATCCGGCTATGTGGTTGCTGACTGTAGTAGCAGCACTGGTAGCAGTACGAATGATCTACAATATTGGTTACGCTATGGGGCAGGTGGCAGGCTTATGATTAGAGATTTTACCGTAGCAACTACTGCAATATTTGTCGGAACATACATTGCTATTATGGCTGCTGTAGTGACTGTAGGGGTGTTGAGATGAATAGGCAAAAGAAAAAGAGCTACCGAAGTTGCAGCTTCGATAGCTCAGGGTGGACATGTAAATTTTACGAAGTTTAGCGTCCACCTTCATTTTAGCAAAAGAATTGGAGGATTGCAAGTATGGATAAATTTGATGATTTAGTATATTCGCTTCGGTATGAAGCAGAGGCTATTTTAGAGAATCTGAAGGAAATGGATGATCTGGATGGTGATGAAGCTAAAGTCAGTACATTGCTGAAATGGATTCATATTAGTGCCAATACTATCGAAAACAAAATAGAAGACTGGAGGTCAGAACAATGTTGAAGAGTGAACAGATAAATGAACTTTCCGCCGCTTTGGCAAAGGCACAGGGGCAGATTGAAGGGGCAAAGAAAAGCAGCAGTAATCCGTTTTTCAAAAGTAAATATGCAGATCTGGCTGAATGTTGGAACACGTGCAGAGAAGCATTAACTGCAAATGAAATATCAGTTATCCAGATGCCGGAAGAAATCAATGAGAACGGCAGACTGAACATTACAACGATGCTTGCACATTCAAGCGGGCAGTATATATCCAGCACTCTAACAATGACTGTCACTAAATTAGATCCGCAAGCCATTGGCAGCGCAATTACTTACGGCAGAAGATATGCTCTTGCCGCGATGGTTGGTCTGGCGCAGGAAGATGATGACGGAGAAAAAGCAATGGCAAGGCAAGAAAAAAAGGATAAAAAACCTGTAGAAAGTCCGATTAACATTACATCAGTTAGTGAGAATGGAGCGGTAAGGTTTATCAACGGAGTACAGTGTCAAATCCAGGATAAAAACGGTGATTGGCATGATGTTGAGTTTTTGAAAATTGAAGTACTTGAAAAACTCTTAAACGACGATAAATATGTGAATGCTCATGAGGCCATAAGAGCTGCGATAAACGCTAAGGCAGTAGAAGTAAAATGAAAACCACGGTAAAAGACCTTCAGCTGATTCAGACATGGCAGGGGGCAAGTGTTGTGATTCCACTTTCATCGTCAGAGGCGGAAGAGGTTGCAGAATTAAAGAAGAAGGCTGACGATGGAAAACCATTGCAGTTTGAATTAAAAATCGTTAGAAAACAACGTAGCCTTGATGCAAATGCGGCATTATGGTTTTTGTTACAGGAAATGGCGGCTAAACTACGGACAAATAAAGATGCGCTATATCTTGAAATGCTGGGTAGATATGGAGTATTTACGCATATAATTGCAAAAGCTAATGCTGCAGAGCGATTTAAAGCTCAATGGCGTACTGTTAAGGATCTTGGCGAAGTTACTGTCAATGGGCAGACTGGTAAGCAGCTACAATGTTATTTTGGCAGTAGTACTTATAACACGCTTGAATTTAGTAGGTTGTTAGATGGAACGATTAATGATGCAAAGGAAATTGGTATAAACCTTATTTCCGATGCTGATAGGGCGCTTATGCTTGCAGAATGGGGCAAATAAAATGGCTAAGAGTATCATGCAGACAGGAAAATATTGTTATCTATGCAGCAGGACAACTGGAATTGAGGAACACCATATATACTTCGGTTCACTGCGAAGGATAAGTGAGAAGCACGGATTTAAAGTTTGGCTCTGCGCTGATCATCACAGGGGTAATAATGGTCCGCATCAGCGCAGAGTTATTGATTTACTGCTGAAGAAGTTATGTCAACGTAAGTTTGAAGAAACTCACAGCAGAGAAGAATTTATGAAGATTATCGGAAGAAATTATTTAGACGACTGATTATTAGAATACATTTGTTATGAATAATTAATCAGGAAGGGAGAGGGCGTTTTGGCAGATGTAAAATGGATAAAAATTACAACAGATATTTTTGACGACGAGAAAATTTTGTTGATCGAAGGACTGCCAAGTTCAGACGAAATTATAGTGATTTGGTTTAAGCTGCTGATATTGGCAGGGAAGCAAAATAACAATGGTGTCTTTCTGATGAATGAGCGTATTCCATATACAGATGAGATGCTGGCAACGATTTTCCGCCGTGATATAAACATCGTTCGTTTGGCTCTTAAGACTTTTGAACAGTTTGGTATGCTTGAATTGGTCGATAATGTTATTACCATTCCGAATTGGAATAAACATCAGCAGCTTGATTCCTATGAAAAGAAAAAACAGCAGGATCGTGAGCGTCAAAAAGCACGTAGAGCGGAACAGAAAGTGTTAGCTCTTGGGACGAAAGATGTGAATAAAAATTCAGAAGGCGAAAAAAAGTCGCGTGACAGTCGCTGGACAATCGCTGGACAATCGCGTGACAGTCGCGAAAATGTCGCTGAAAATCGCGGCCTAGATAAAGAAGAAGATATAGATATAGATAAAGAAAAAAATATAAAAAAAGAAAAGCCGAACAAGTCGGCTCTTGATGATTTAATTTTTAAATATACTAGCAATCCTGACTTGAATAAGGCAATCAAAGATTTTGTTGATATGCGAAAGAGAATAAAAAAACCTTTGACAGAAAGAGCATTGAATATTCTTTTTGTTAAGCTTGATACTTTGTCAGGTGGGAATGATAGCAACAAGATTAAGATTTTAGAAAACAGCATACTGAATTGCTGGCAGGGGATTTTTGAGCTGAAGCCAGAGCAAAAAGAAAAAACACAAGAAGAGATATTGCGGGAGATGATGCGACGATGATCGGACAGGATCAAGATACGGAAAAACTTGTATTAGCTGGAATGATGTCAGATAAAGAAAATCTTGATCAAGGGATCCAAGAGCTTTTAGATACTGACTTTACGAGTATGACTTATCGAAAAATTTTCTTGATGATTGCGGCGATGTATAACGACGGAGATCAGGTGAATGTCGGCACAGTTTTAGTAAAACACCGTGACGAAATAAATAGTTTTGGCTTAGGCGTGTCGTTTATCCAACTATTCGAGCAGTTCGTACCAAGCATAAAAACCCATATAGAACGGCTTAAAGAGTGTACTAAAGCAAGGAAACTATTAGGTTTGTCAGAGGCTATCAGAGGAGCTGTGGAGCGTGGTGATTGCTGTGACGATGTGTATGGGAACATCGAAAATGAGTTGATAAAAAATACTGCTATTGGTGCAGAACGCGTATATATTTCACCACAGGAAATGAGTGACACTTGTGTATTGAGCCTGCGAGATCGTTACGAAGAAGGTCGGAGAGAAAAGAAAGTCATAAGGACTGAGTTCAAAAGCATAAATTATGCTACAGGCGGATTAGAGAAAGGCGATTTAATTATTCTGTCTGCAGAAACTGGTGGAGGTAAGTCGGCATTTGCTATGAACTTAGCCTATCAAATTGGCATAGTACAGAAAAGACCTGTGCTATATCTAAACTCTGAGATGTCAGCTGACCAAATGGCGCTGCGGTGGAATTCAATAATTAGCCATATAAGCCATTCTAAAATCAGGCGTGGAGAATTGACGGAAGAAGAATTTTATTACATCATCAGCAAAAGTGATGAGATGACAAAAGGAAAGCTACACACGCTTACTATACCGGATCTGCAGGTTAAAAATATTTTTTCTGAAACACGCAGAGCGGTAAAAAAGTATGGAATTGAAATGCTGGTTGTTGATTATATTGGCCGTATGGATATGACTAATGCACCATCAAAGGAAGATTGGCAGATACTCAAATCGGCAGCGCAGAAGTTAAAGACACTTGCACAGGATTTGGGAATTATCGTTGTGATGATTGCACAGCTGAACGAAAGAGGAAAGCTGGCCCAGTCAAGTTATATGTCACATGAAGCTGATTTGTGGATTAACTTAACAAGAATCGAGGAAGATAATCTGAATAAGTTTTATCCGTTCAATATGTTACTTCATTTGAAAAAGGCGCGTAACGCAAGCACTAATAAGCCTTTGTTCTTTTTCTTTGATGGCGATACGTTGAGTTTTACGGATAAAAAGGAGCGTGCTGAAAAGTGGAACAAAGAAGAACAGGAACGGAATCGGCAGAATTTTACAGCGCTTGGAAAAATGACTGCGTCATAACAGAACATCAGTTAGTACGTGAGGCTATTGTTAAAGATTATATAAGCGGATTGATTCCAAAAGTTATTGCTCAATGGAAAATAAAAATTATAAATCAAGCTATAACATTGAGATATAAGGAGCAGTGGTAACTATGAAAATTAAAGCAACAACACCATGTTATAAATTCAGGGACGTAACACCGGAAGCGCAGATTGCAAAAATCAAAGAAGAATTGGCTGAGGTAGAAGCTGCTTACACAGAGTTTAAAAAAGTGCCGACAGAAGATAAGCTGCTGGCGTTAATGACGGAGATTATCGACGTTAAGGCTTGCTGTAACACGTTTGTTTACCAGCTGCGGAAGAATCATGCTTTGGCGTTTTTGGCTTATGCCAAAGCTAAGCGAGAAGTCATAAATAAAAATCTTGCAAGAGGGTACTACTCTACGCCTGAAGATATTGACAAGCTGAACACTAATAAGTCAGAACCGTTTTGAGGTGAGATTATGAATTGCGATATATGCCATAAGGATACGACGAGTGGGACCCTTGTAACCAGAGGCCGATATTTTAAGGTTCATATTTGCCCGAACTGCTTGATGTGGTCAGATGATCTGCGGGCTGTTAAAGCACGGGAGATATTTAACAACTTTAAAAGATTGCAGGATAAGGAATGCGTTAGCATAAGTAGCGAGCAGGAGTGAGGACAATGAAAATGTTATCGCTATTTAGCGGGGTAGGTATGATTGACCTTGCTGCCAGCTGGGCGGGAATAGAAACAGTGGCTTTGTGCGAAATCGAAGAATACCCGCAAAAAATATTGCAAAGGAGGTTTCCGGGTGTCCCAATTTACAGAGATGTCAGAGAACTCACAGCAGAAAAACTTAAAACTGATGGAATATCAAAGATCGATATTATCAGCGGAGGATTCCCCTGCCAAGATGTTAGTACAGCAGGTAAAAGAACTGGTTTCGTTGATAGTGAAGGGAACGTTACCCGCTCCGGTCTTTGGGGAGAGTATGCCCGGCTTATTCGCGAACTTAAGCCAAGATGGATCGTGGCAGAAAACGTACGCGGGTTACTCTCAATCTCTGCTGCCGGGATTCGGGGGGGAGGATTCGGAACTGTACTCCGAGACCTGGCCGAAATGGGGTATCGTGTTGGATGGTCATGCTATGGAGCTGCCGATGTTGGAGCGCCACACAAACGAGAGCGAGTTTTCATTGTGGCCTACCGCGAGTGTATGTGGTAATTACAATCGTAAAGGTGCGAGTGCTACATCAGGTGATGGATTAGATACAGCAGTTAAGAAGATGCACAGCGTTAATTTAAGTCAGGCGGTAAATTGGCCGACACCAAGAGCAAGAGAAGGAAACAGCGGATCATATGGCTGTGCGAGTATTGAACGTAATGCAGATAGAAATTATCTGGATGGTGTTGTTATAAAAAAAGAAGAAAAACCAGGTAATCTAAACGCTGATTGGGTAGAGCTTTTAATGGGATTACCAATAGGATGGACTGACATAGATGTTGCAAATGAGGATATTGAAAGCTGGACCGGCTGGCCTGCTGCAATAAATGTAGAGCAATACGCATATGAACCGCCAAGAGTAATAGTTGGGCAGAAAAACAGGGCGAAACGATTAAAGGCATTAGGTAATGGTTGTGTGCCGCAGCAGGTATATCTTGTGTTCGCGGCAATTGTGGAGGTAGAAAATGAAGCGTGAAGCAGTATACACATTATTATTTATCTTTGCCGCTGGATTTTTATGGCAGCTCGGCTGTGCGTTGGCAGAGGTTACTGTAGAGTGGCAGATCTGGCGATAAGTTAAAACGGCCGCGCATACTAACTATATACAAGCATAAAGGGAAGTATACCCCTGCGGAGGTGATTAGCCCGTAGGGGGCGGCCTTTTAATATAAGTTTGGAGTGGTAAAATGTGAAACCATTAGATATAAAAGCTATGTTAGCAATGATTGAGGATGAGCCAGAGGATAAATATATACCGGTATTAAAGCCAGTACTTATGCAGGCTTTAACGGAACTCAAACAACTGCGCCGAAAAAACAGTCAGCTCGGCGGGAAAGTGGCTCGGTATCGGAGAGAAAAGGAAGAGCTTGAAGATGCCTTGGCGATGTACCAATGACGACGTGGAATGAACTGCCGGCACATCTTGTAAGTAAAATACGTTCGGACAGCGTAACGGCGTCGGCGAATTTACCAGGGGCTGTACCTGTGCTGAAATATGGCAATGCAATAACTGAGGTTGACGGGATTCGCTTTGATAGTAGGAAAGAAGCAAAATACTATGAGGACCTACTTTGGCAGCAACGTACTGGTGCAGTAAAAAGCATTGAATTACAGCCTGAATTTGTTTTACAGCCTGCTTATGAGGTCGCAGGTAAAAAGATAAGGCCGATTATTTACAAGGCTGATTTCAAAGTTACGGAAGCCAGCGGCCACGTTTATTATGTTGACACCAAGGGCATGAGGACACAGGTGTATATGATCAAAAAGAAAATGCTGCTTTATAAGTACCCAGACATTGATTTCAGGGAAGAATAGGAGATGATACTGATTGACTGAAGCTGAACTGCAAAAGCGTATTGCCTATCAATTTGGTTTGATCAATGGCAACATAGTCTTGCCTAATATACTGTTGACCGTTGGTAGGGTTGGTCACTATGAAGCAGATTTGCTTTATATAACGCCTAAAAGATATTGCACAGAAGTAGAAATTAAAAATCAGTATGGCCGATTTTAAGGCCGATTTTAAAAAGAAAATCTACCACAATAGCGACATAGTAAGAAATTTTTACTACGCTTTCCCGCATGAGCTGTACCAAGAAAACAGCACAGAGATTAACCAAATATTATTGGATTCTGATGCTGGAATAATGGCCGTCAGGGATTTTCAAGGGAGATGTGCAAGAATACTGCGCGACCCAAAAACCAGGCAGAATATAAAGCCGATAACAGAACAAAAACTATACGAACTGCTGCGGATAGGATGTATGAAGTGGTATACGGCAAATAGAATGTAAAGGTGGTGGAGTAGATGAAAAAAACTGAAATAAAGTACGTAGGTTGGTGCCATGAGTGCAAATGCCTAGGAAGTTTTATTTGTGGTAACTGTAAGCCTAATGAGAAATACAGTTTTGCTAGACCTTCTGAATTTATGCCTAAGGACAAAAAACGTTGGGTAAGAATGGAGGAGTAAAAAATGAAATACTTAGACTATTGTTATTTATGCATTAATAATAGAAAGGCCAGTGAGTTGAGCGAAAACCCAGAATGTAGTAACTGTATTCAGCTTACTGTTATATCTATGCCAACTAAGTTTAAATCGCGTAGGATTACTTGGGCTGACAGAACGGAGCTAGAAATACATGAAAACAATTAAATTGGCTAACGTAGTAGTACAGATACACGTTAGAGATGAATATTCAGGGCAGAGAGTACTATATTGTCCGTGGGTTAATTGCAAGCATTATAGTAATGGTGAATGCACTTATAAAGATAGTTATGGCTGTAATTGCTGTCGCTTTGTATTAATGAATGGACAAACTTATTGCCAAGGCTATGAGAGGGATGAAGATCATGATAGCAATTAAAGGAATGGATATGCCTGCAAACTGCGGTGAATGCCCATTGACATATCCAGTTGGCTTTTATAGGAATCTACCATTTTCTGTTGATAAGAGCAAAGGCTGCTGTATTCTTGTCTGTGAAATTGAAGATCCAAACATTAGGCTGATAGATTGTCCATTAATTGAGATAAAGGATGGTGAAGAAAAATGAATCAATTGTTTATAAGTGTTACGGTGCTTTGGATGATAGCTTGCATTGTAATGAGCACAATATCTAAATAGGAGCGTGAATAACAATGCCATATACTATAACGATTTATTTGAAATCTGACAACGATATTTACATGAAATTTGGTGCAGAATTCAGTAAATTCATTTCTGAGACAGACTTAAACCATTGGGAAGAAACAGCTATAAACGCTTTAATAAGCATGAGCGGTGGCACAAAAGCTATGATAATTAGCAAAAGTGAATATGAAGAAAATATAGACGAAACCGAGAGCATTCCAGAAGATGATTAGTGCTAAAGGAAGAGGGAGAATAAATAGCATGGATTTTATTTATTTACTAATGAATTGTGTCGTTACAGCATCTATTATTGTGGCTATAGCGTCAGCTTTTTGGTTTATATTGGTACTTCTGACTGACAGCAGTGACAGACATAGTAATTTATATGTCATTACTTGCACTATAGGGGCTGTAACACTTATGTTATTTGGAATAGCATTGCTCACAGATAAAGGAGTGTAAAGAAAATAATGCGTGAAATATTATTTAGAGGTAAAGGAATAAATGATAAAGAATGGCGCTACGGCTTTTATACAGAACAGCAGGGATACCCTTACATAACACCGGATGGAGTGGCGATGTATGAAATTGACGCTAATACCGCAGGGCAGTATACAGGCTTTGTCGATAAAAATGGCAAGAAAATATTTGAGGGCGATATCGTCTGTATGGACGACTGGATACCCCCATGTATGCAGGTAGCTTATGCACAGGGAACTTTCTACTTAGCGGAAATTGAAAAACCAGTTAAATATTATGGTGACATTTATTATTTAAACCATGGTGGGAACCCTTGTGCAAAAGTTATCGGCAATATCTATGATGATTTGAGCTACTAAAGGAGCGGTGAATAAAAATGGAAGAAGAACAATGCCCTTGTGATGATTGTGACGCTACCTGTGATTACTGGGACAGTAAATACTGCTGTATATATTGTCGTTGGCAGTATGGAGACATTGAACCTGACTGTGAGAATTGTGACCCGATGGATATTTGAGAGGACGGTGAATAGATAATGAGATTAATAGATGCCGACGCCCTGCGTCGGCGGAAAGAGTTGCGATTCGGCTTAATGGCAGCAATCACTACTATTCAATTTTTAATAGACGAAGCCCCTACAGTAGAAGAACGTAAGCATGGGCATTGGGTAAGACATAATAATATCATTGCTTGCAGCGAGTGTATTTGGGATATGTATTGGGAGGAAGGAAATACAGAATTAAATTACTGCCCAAATTGCGGGGCTATTATGAACGGTGAACCAGAATGAACATACTAAAGTTAGAAAGATCAATAGCTTTATTAAAACCAATCATCTGGAAAATGCACATGAATGAAAAAAGGGATGCTTATATAACTTTATTGACAGCTGCTCAAAAACAGATACCACAGGAATTAAGTCCCTTGTTATCAGATGATGGTTTACGTTGGAAATGCCCTGTGTGTGAGAAATTAGTAGATGACGCTGCTCATTATTGTAAATACTGCGGCCAAGCTATATGTAATGATTAAGGAGTGAAGACATGAATTATCCTGATCTAATAAAATGGATATTTGAATTTGTATATGAACATTGGATATTAACGTTTTTGTTTATATTAGCTTTAAGAAGGTTTAGTATTTTTACAATAAATCTATCAGAGAAGAAGGGCGATACAAATGTTATTAACAATAGAAAGCAAGTTTAATATAGGTGATAATGTACATTTGCCTAAGGGAGAACGTAAAGTACTTGGTGTTAAATTAGATTCTAAAGGTATCTTATATTTGCTTGAAAGTGCAGACGGTACGAGAGAATGGGTGCGAGAATATTGGATTGTTGTGGGCGAACAAGAACATAAACACGAAGAGTTTGAGGAGGCTATTTTGAACCAACTTGTAGAAGACAACATAAATCCTTTTGGAGCATTATTTAGGCGATTTAGAAAGAAAAGCTAGAAGGAGACTGATATGCTAATAGAACAGTATATTAAGCATGTAGAGCGATACTTTTGGGATCGTAAGCAAATACAAAAAGTTGTTGATGAAGAAAAAGAGCAGCGTACTGCAAGGAAAGGGCATACGGGCGGTGGGGGGCATGCTTTTATCAGTAATCCAACAGAAACAGCAGCATTAAAAAACATTGAGCCAGTACGTATGATATCGTTTGGATATGGACCATATCAGTCGATAATAATGAACCCGGAGCTATGGCTTGAAGTTGTCGCAGAAACCTATAAGATACATGAGAATCAGCTTACTGGTAAAGTTATGTATCAAAAATATGAAAAAAGGAAGCCGATGAAAACAATTGCAGAATTAAACGGTGTGAATAGAGATACTTGTTATGAATTTCGCAAAGAGTTCCTTAGGGATGCTGTTGGTTTGGCGTTGAAAAAAGGTTTGATAAAATAAAAAAAGTTTCCGACATATTACCTGTTTTGATGAGTTAAAATAGTATTGTAAGTAAGTGGGCTTACAATAAAGCCATACGCAGTAATCCGCTCACTATCCGAGCAAGTTATAAACCGTATGTGCATATATTTGGCTATGGTGTTCGCCGTATGATGGCATATGATAGCTGCAATTTATCGTATGAATGATGCGGATAACTACCCATAGCCCCTACCGTGCGGCTAGCAGCAGTCGCATTGGTAGTGCCAAAACATCGCATGGAAGCCTAGTAACGGGATAACATGCAAAGGTGAAATGTTCAAGTTTAGCACTTGGACACTGCCCGTGTAGCTCAGATGGCAAGAGCGATTGACTTTTAATCAGTGGTCGCAGGTTCGAGCCCTGCCACGGGTACGGCATAGATGGGGAACACCTATCCACGCTTAAAGGTGCGTGTGTTGTTTGGGTAATCCGGCAACTGCCAGCCCTGCCGTTGGGGTAATACAGCGACATATTTAATCTACATAAATAATTTAGTCTTAAAAAGCCGTTGAAACACGGTAATATATATCAGAATTTAGCATATAACTTAATATAAACTGTTGGCAATGTGAATAATTTGCACATTGCTTTTTTATTTGCAAGGTGGTGATGGAATGAAGATGAACCTAACCAGCAAGATCAGGAAGATAATAAAAGCCTTAGAAATGAGAGGCTTTATATACCTCTATTCAAGGGAGCAAGTATATAGCCAGAAGCTATCTAAGGTATGTACTATGTACAGAATAGATTACCTCATGCCATGGGGAGAATACAAAAAGAAATTCCCGGATAAGGCAGAGCGAAAAAAGAATAAGGGTGTAAGCGTTAGGGTAGAAATGGCTCGGTCATTTAGAGAAATAGCTATTCTGTATTATTTGGTGAATGTATTAAAGGCAGGTGATAGTAGTGGATGAGATCAGCCAAGCACAGAAGAATTTTGTTGATTACTTTATAGAGAGTGGGAATCAAACAGAAGCCTATAAAAAGGCTTATCCAAAGTGTAAGAATGATAATTCAGCGGCGGCTAGTGCTAGTAAATTGCTAAGAAATAACAAGGTAAAGCAATATTTAGATGCACGAATGGCAGCAGTTGATAGTGATAAGATTGCGACAGCTGAAGATGTTCTTGAATATTTAACAAGTGTAATGCGTGGAGAAGAAAAGGACCAGTTTGGATTAGATGCTAGCTTGAGTGACAGGACTAAGGCAGCAGAATTATTGGGTAAGCGCTATATGCTGTTTAAAGAACAACTAGATGTAAATCTTGAAGGCGATATTGCTGGTTTAATTGCTAGCCGTCGCAAGAAGGGGGATAGCGATGTCTAGAGTTGCTTTATCAGAAAAGGATATAAAGGCATTAACAGACTTTCTTGGAAGTGTCAGTAAAGATCCTTTGGAATTCGTACGGCTTGCATTTCCATGGGGAGAACCAAATACTCAACTTGAAGATAAAGAAGGACCAGATATATGGCAGATAGAACTGCTGAACGATATCAAAGAAGGATTAAAAACGCCAGATCAGGTTATCCGTGAAGCCGTTGCATCTGGGCATGGTATTGGAAAGTCTGCTATGGTGGCATGGATTATTCTGTGGGCTATATCGACACATGAAGATACAAAGGGTGTTGTTACAGCTAATACAGATACACAACTCAAAACAAAAACTTGGGCAGAGTTAGCTAAATGGTATTACTTGTTTATAGCAAAAGATTTGTTCACTTATTCTGCAACAAGCATTTATTCTAACCAAGAAGGTCATGAGAAGACATGGCGTATAGATGCAATACCATGGAATGATAGTAATCCTGCAGCGTTTGCGGGTTTACATAACCAAGGCAAGCGAACTCTGGTTATATTCGATGAAGCTTCTGAGATATCGGATATCATTTGGGAAGTAGCTGAAGGTGCAATGACAGATGCTGATACGGAAATCATTTGGTGTGTGTTTGGAAATCCTACTCAGAGTAGTGGCCGTTTTCATGCTTGCTTTCATAAAAACAGAAGTTTATGGAACCGTAAACAAATTGATAGCCGAACTGTTAAGATAAGTAACAAGGCTGAACTTGAGGGTTGGCGGGTTCAATACGGCGAGGATAGTGACTTCTTTAAAATTCGCGTGAAGGGCGAATTCCCTTCTGCTAGTGATAAACAATTTATTAGTACCGCCTTAGTTGATGAAGCAAGACGTAGGACGTTACAAGAAAAGCAATTTAGATTTGCTCCTGTGATTATAGCCTGTGATCCTGCATGGACAGGAGGAGACGAAACAGTTATTTATCTTAGGCAAGGGCTATTCACGAAAAAGCTGTTTGCGACTACTAAGAACGATAACGACATTGAAATAGCAGGCATATTAGCCAGATTCGAGGACGAATACAAGGCTGATGCGGTGTTTATTGATCTAGGCTATGGTACAGGAATCAAGAGTGCTGGTGACGCATGGGGCAGATCGTGGACACTGATTGCTTTTGGCGGGAAGTCAAACAGGCAAGACTGCAAAAATAAACGTGCTGAGATGTGGGCTAATATGAAAGATTGGTTGAAAGAAGGCGGGGTTATACCAGAAGATGACCAGACTTTAGCGGATGATTTAATGGGTCCTGAAACAGTACCTAATACTAGCGGGTTAATACAACTTGAAAGTAAAGAAGCTATGAAAAAGCGAGGTGTTCCCTCTCCTAATAGAGCAGACGCACTAGCTTTAACTTTTGCTCAATCTGTTGTAAGCAGGGAACAGGCGATAACAGAAGCACAATTTGATAATAGACAAAGGGTTTATGATCCGTTTGCCGGTATGTGAAGTGAGGTGAGACTATGCATAAGATTATGATGCAGTTACACGGTGGTGGCGGTGGAGGTGGCAGTGTTGAGCCTATAAAACAAAGCGCACCTGGCAGTACAGCAGCGGCCACTATTGATAGTGCGACAGAGGGAGAGAGACAAAGCCTGCTTCAAAAACTCTCTAAAGCTCGTGGCAGAAGCTATACCAATAAGACTGGCGGGCAGCTTACCTCTGATAGTGTCAAGAAAATGTTGTTGGGAGAATGATTATGGATATCAAAGATATGCTGCGTGACAGCGATAAATTAACACGAAAACAACATACTATCTCCCAGCTTTATACATTGCGCAGCCAATATGAGCCAACGTGGAGGATGCTTAGTCGGTATATAAATCCGACAAGGGGCAGGTTTGAGGAAGATATCCAAAGCACAGAAGGGCATAGACGTGACGAATACCTTATAGACCCACATCCCCAAAAAGCAGTTGGTAAATGTGCGGCTGGTATCCACAGCGGGTTGACATCGCCGTCAAGGCCTTGGTTTGAGCTTGGTTTGCAAGATGAAGAAAAAGCTAATTACCACGCTGTAAGGATGTGGTTAGATGATTGCCAGGAGATTATGAGCAGTATTTATTCTAAGAGCAATGCTTATAATATGCTGCAGCAGATTGAGGCTGAAATGGCTCAATTTGGTACAGGGGCTTCTTTGATGCTGGAAGACTACAATTATGGCATATGGATGAGGCCGTACACCTGCGGTGAATATGCTGGCGGTGTAGATGCAAGGGGAAGAGTTTATACGTTCGCTAGACGCTTCAGATTAAGCGCAGACCAAATCGTTAAAGAATATGGTATTGATAACGTATCGGAAAGCGTGAAATCTGCTTATAATGACGGAAATATCACAACATACTTTGATATTGAAATGCTTATAGAGCGTAATGATGATTATGATCCTAACAAATTGGCTTTAGGCAATTTCCCCTGGCGCTCATATCACTATGAAAAAGGTGCTAATGACAAATTCCTGAAGATATCAGGGTTTAGGGAATGCCCGTTCCTCATGCCACGCTGGACCTTGATTGCAAATGGTGTATATGGCTCTGGACCTGGACATAATGCTTTGGGCGATTGTATGCAGCTACAGAAGATTGAGAAGAATAAACTTAGGGCTATTGATAATGCTGCAGATCCGGCGATGGCATTTCCTGCTTCAATGAAGAAGCTTGACAGAATGCCAGGAGGAATAAATTTTTATTCTGATGGAACTGTACAGCAGGCTTATCCACTTGTAGACCCAAGAGCAAAGGCCTATGAAGGCATAGGAGCATTGTCTCAGGAGAAACGGCAGTCGATATCTGAAACGTTCTATAATGATTTGTTTATGATGATTACATCTCAGGATGGACCTCAAATGACTGCGCGTGAGATTGCAGAGCGGCATGAAGAAAAGCTCCTGATGTTGTCCCCGGTACTTGAGCAAATGCACAATGAGGTTTTAGAACCTATGACGCTTCGCACTTTTGATATTTGTTTGAGACATGGGTTGTTTCCGCCTATGCCGGAGGAAATTGACAAAAGCGAATTAAAAGTATCCTTCATTTCTATCTTGGCCCAGGCCCAGAAAATGGTTGAAATACCTGCTATTGAGCGTACAGTTGGATTTGTTGGTAATCTTGCTGCTGCTCATCCTGAAGTGCTTGATATCATCAATCTTGATGAAGCTGTACGAGGTTTCGCAGAATCTACTGGTGTCAAAGAAAAGATAGTGCGTGATGAAAACGAAGTAGCTGAACTTCGCAAACAACGTGCTCAGGCACAGCAGGAACAAATGCAAGCTGAACAGATGGCTGCTGCTGCGCCTGCTGTTAGAGATTATGCTGATGCGGCCAGGTTGATGAGTGAAACCCCTGCTAATGGTGGCAATGCATTAGATCAATTGCTGGGAGGCGGGATTTAATGAAAAACAAAAAAATGAATATGCTTGCACAACAAGCGCTGGACGACTTGGACGTTATTATGCGGACCGAGAACGGACGGCGTTTTATTTATGCCATTTTGGAAAGCACAGAGGTCGAAACAGCGGTTTTTTCAGCTGAGCCATACTTCAATGCTTTCTTATCAGGTAAACGTGCTGTAGGCGTTGATTTGTTAAAGAATATCCGGATGCTGAATGATGGACATTCTTTAGAAATGCTGATGCGTAATGAAGCAGAGAGTGCTAGACACCCTCCTGATTTAGAAGATGATGACCTTTTTAAAGTAGATAACGACATAGCGGAGGTAAGACATGAATAAGTTTACACAAATGTTTTTTGAAGCAGATGGTGCTGGTGGAGGCGGTGAACCTGCTTCTTCCGGTGACCCATTTGTAACAGAACCTGCTCCGGTAGTTGAGCCGAGTGGAGAGCCAACGCCTGCAGGTGACGGTGACCCTGCAACTACACCTAAAAATGTATTTGATGATCCTGTGCAAGAGCCTGCTGTTCCTGATAAATATGAGTTCAACCTACAGGAAGGGCTGGAACTTTCGCCTGAACTGGAAGCTGATTTTACAGCGATTGCTAAAGACGCAAAGCTTACTCAGGAGCAGGCTACTAAGCTGATTGATTTGCATAGCAAAGTAGTTTTAGACGTTATGCATAAGCAGGAGGAAATTGTAGACGGTTGGACTGCTGAATGCCAAAGGCAGGGGCTTATTTCTCGTGAGAATATTGCTGCTGCTAAATTAGCTGTTAATACTTTTGGCGGTGGTGAGGCTATGCAGGTACTTGTAAATACAGGTGTAGCCAATCATCCGGCAATACAAAAAATGCTGCAAAACATTGGAGGCTTGCTTATGGAAGACCAACCGCCTGATGGGCAAGCACCTAAATCTAAGGAACTGGGCGACGCCGAGTTGTTTTTCCCCGGCGGCGGGTTCAAATAAAAATATTAAGGAGTGGTAAATAATGCCAGATTTGACAGGTTTCGCAACCCTTCAAGACTTTGCGTCTCGTCAAGGGTTCGACAAAAAGTATCAAAGAATTATTGAACTGCAAAGCAAAACAAATAAGATTTTAAAAATTATGCCGTTCAAAATGTGTAACTCTAAGGACTATGAGGAAGCTACATTGCGTTATTCTCTGCCGGAAGTAGCGTGGAGAATGATTAACCGTGGGACTAAGCCGAGCAAGTCTAAAACTAAGCAAGTATCTTTTACTTGCGGCGAGATGGAAGCGCTGGCTGAAATCGACGAAAAACTTGCACGAAAGAATAATATGCAGGCTTCTTGGATGATGAGCGAGAATGCTGCCTTTCTTGAAGCAATGAACCAAGAAATGGCGACTACGCTTTTCTATGGCGATGAGAAGATCAACCCTGCAGGATTCACTGGTTTAGGCGCTTATTTTTACAGTAAGACCAATCAGGAAGATATTTGGGCAGACCAAATCATTGATTGCGGCGGCACAGGTGACAATCTGACTTCTGTATGGTTTGTAGGCTTTGGAGAGCAGCAGGTATACGGCTTGTTCCCAGAAGGCGACACCGCAGGCTTTACTCATGAATATTTGGGTAAACAAAAAGTAACAAATGATAAAGGTGAGGTATTCTTTGCTCATACCAATAAATATAATTGGTCCATGGGCCTTGCAGTTAAAGATCCTCGTTATGTTGTGCGTTTGGCCAATGTTGATTTAAAAGATCCTGCTACTACTACAATCTTCGACAAATTGATCGAGGGTTATTATCAGATTGAAAATCCTGATAATGTCAATTTGCAGATCTTCTGCAATAAGCAGTTTGAGGCTTTTATGGCTAAGGCTGCACGTAATGACAAAAATACTATGCTGTCTATTGATACAGTTGAAGGAAAACCTGTTGTTAATTTCTGGGGCGTTCCGTTCCAGCGTTGCGCAGCTATTCTGAATACTGAATCTCAGCTTGTTTAAAAAGGAGGAGTATAAAATGGCACGTATTGATGCTCAATTATTGCTGTCTGAGAATCAGGCCGTTACCGGCGCAAGCGCAAACAGCAATGTTATTGATTTAGGAAGTACAGGCGGGTTTATGCATCCGCTGTACTTTGACGTAAAACTGACCACACCAATGACTTCCGGCAAGATTACTAAGGTTAAAGTACAATCTGCTGCAACTGAGGGGTTTGATAGTCCTGCTGATGAGGTTGAGGTAAGTGTACCTGATTCTCTGATTCAAACAAGGGCTTGTACTGTGGCACAATTCTTTTCTCCAATCAAATATGGTAATCGTTATATTAGATTGGTTTACACCGCTAGTGAGGCTGTGGGCGGCAAGGTCTTTGCTTATATGACTGACGGCATCCAGGTAACTTTATAATGGCTACTTACAAAGTAAAGCGTAATTGTTTTACTTTGGGTCGTATGTATAGGCGTGATGATATTGTAACGCTTGCAGATAATATTAAGGTTCCTGAACATTTTGTGAAACTTAATAGACCAGCAGCAGTATCTTCCGGTAATGACGATCCGCGTTATCTCCAATATGAAGCAATGAACTTTAATGATTTAAAAGAATTGGCCAAAGAACAGGGAATAAAAACAAGTCAGAAATCCAGGGAAGCTATTATTAATGAATTAGTGGCACTGGCGCAAGATTAAATCAGCCGGGGGCATATGTCCCCGGCTTTCTTTATAACAGAGGTGAAATTATGGATAAGGTTGAGATTTGTAATATTGCACTTAATCATATAGGCGTAGCTACAATAGAACGGCTTGATGAAGCCAGCGAACCGGCACGAGTATGCCGTCGCTGCTATGACTATGTTAGACAGGCCGTGTTAAGGAAATTCCCCTGGACATTTGCTACAAGAAGTGTACAGTTAGCTGCTCTTCAAGATGTGCCTCCTAACTGGAAGTATGCATATCGTTATCCTGCTGATGCAGTATGCCTGAGAATGATGTATAATGAACATTTTTGTGGTCTGCCGAGGAATAACCAATATAAAATCGTTTCGGATAAACAGGGGAAAGCTATTTATACTAATATCGGCAATGCCTGGATTGAATACACTGTAGATGTTACTGACGCAGATTTATATGATGCTCAATTTGTAGAAGCATTTGGATGGAAGCTCGCTGCAGAAATTGCTTATGCGTTGACTGGCAAATTGGATTTAACGCAGATGTGTATCCAGGCTTATAACGCTTATTTTGCAGAAGCCAGTTCTACTGACGCTGATGAAGAACATTTGCTGGATCCGCACATTGACAGATTAGCGGCAGCAAGATTTACGGGGGCATAATTATGGCACTCTATCAATTAAAATCAAGTTTTGCCGGCGGTGAATTGTCGCCGTCTATGTATGGACGTACTGATATTGCTAAATATGACAGCGGAGCTGCTGTTTTAAGAAATTTTTTCGTTCTGCGTTATGGTGGCGTTGCTAATAGACCGGGCTTTAAGTTCATCGCGCAGACTTATAATAATAAAAAGGCTGTGCTAATACCATTTATGTACAGCACAGATCAAAATTATATTGTTGAAATTACTGCTGGCAGATGCCAGTTTTATGCAAATGGTGGTATTGTTGTTAAAGAAGATGGCACACCATATAGCATAGAAAACTTTTTTTCTGATAAAGATTTAGAAGATGCCGCAAAAATAAAATATACACAGAGCGCTGATGTTCTTTTCATTGTTCATCCTGAACATGCGCCAATGACACTTGCAAGATATGGCAGTTTAGACTGGCGCTTTGAGACAATGGATATTACAGGTGGACCGTTTGATTTATCTAATTATAGTGGGTCAAGTGTAATAACTAAAACTTTAAAGTGGTCAGCACCAGGGAAATATACACTTAATATTTCTGATAAAACAACTACAATGAGATTAATTGTTGCTGGTGGTGGCGGTGGTGGGGGTGGTTTTTCTCGTTCTACAGGCGGGACTAATGCAGGCGGAGGAACAGGCGGTAGAGGTGCTTTGATTATAAAAGATGTTTCGGTGGTTCCAAATACATCGCACGAAGTTATAGTGGGTGCAGGTGGTAAGGGTGGAACAGGAACTGTTAGTTATGAAGGAACATGGTCGTCTCCTGGAACTGATGGTGAATCATCATCTGTATTGGGGATTGAAGCTAGAGGTGGTGGGGGCGGCAGCGGCGCACTTGGCGGAAGAACTGGCAGTGATGATTCGCATGATGTCGTATATGGAACTGATGGTATTTCTTACGGAGACGGTGGAGCAGGTGGTGTTACAGGCAGTAAAGGAACAGGGGAAACTTTAAATGGTAAAAATGGTTCGCCGGGGTGGGTTATAGTTGAGTATGGTTTTCCTATTGGTGATAATACTACAGTAAAAGCTTCTGATGTTTATGGAGATATAACTGTAACTTCTACCTCTAGTATTTTTTCAGAAAGTGATAAAGGACAACTTTTTGCCCTAACTCATTTTTTAAAAACAGACTACAAAAAGGGGATTCCAAGTAATAATGGAGAAAATTTACAGGTTAGTGTATTACCAAAATCTAATGTCTATGTAGAGAGTTTCGGATTTTGGAATGGTAATTTTAGTTTGGAAAAATATGATCCTGTTTCTTTAAAATGGGTGAACATAAGAACACAAAGCGGGAACAGAAGCCAGAATTATAGCTTGACTGAGGAGAACACATCTGAAAGTATTGCTAACTACAGAGTTACTTCTACTGAATTTAATACAGACGTTTGGAGCGGTGAAAATGAGAAGCAGAGAGGCTATATAACCATTCAAAGCATCGGGGGAGATTATACGGGGCATGTATTGATTACTGAATATGTTAGCCCTACAGTAGTGAAAGGGACTGTAAAAAAACAGTTGGCTTCTACAGATGAAACCCGTGATTTTGCTTTTGCTGCTTGGAATGGTGAAAAAGGGTATCCTTCTGCAACAGGCTTTTATGAAGACAGGTTAGTCTTTGCGGGAAGTAAAGGATTTCCGCAGACATTCTGGACAAGCAAAACAGGAGACTATTATAACTTTGGAACAAGCATACCGTCTGCCGATGATGATGGAATTACGGCCACTTTAAACGGTGGACAAATGAATGGCATTAAGGCAATTATAGCTTTTGGTGAAATGCTGCTGTTAACAGCCGGCGGAGAATTTAAAGTAAGCGGCGGAGGTAAAGCCATTACAGGAAGTAATGTTTTAAGTCAACCGCAGGAATATAGGGGTGTGTCAGATGTTAATCCTGTCACTATCGGCAGCAGGATTATTTATGTGCAGCACCAGGGCAATATCATACGTGACCTTGCTTACAGCTATGATGTTGATAAATATACCGGTGATGATTTAAATTTATTAGCTTCGCACTTGTTTGAAGGGCATAAAATAATATCTATGACCTATCAGCAGATACCTAACAGTATTGTTTGGTGTGTGCGTGATGATGGTTTGCTGTTAGGGCTTACATACATCAAGGAACAGGATATCTACGCATGGCACCAGCATACCACGGCAGGCGGGAAGTTTGTTAGTGTATGTAATATTGGAGGAGCAACAGAAGATAAGTTATATGCAGTAATTGAGCGTGGCGGGCAGTATTATGTGGAAATAATGGAAAGCCGTGATAAAAGTACTAATGTAGAGGATCAGTTTTTCGTAGACAGTGGTATAACCTATGAAGGAGAGCCGACCGATGAAATATCAGGTCTTGAGCATTTAGAAGGGTATACTGTGGCTATATTAGCTGATGGAAACGTACTTCCTCAGCAAACTGTAGAAAACGGTAAGGTTCTTCTTGGAAATAAATACAAGAAGGTCCATGTAGGGCTGCCTATAGATGCGGAAATAAAAACACTGCCTATAGATTTTACAGCTCAAGATGGCACATATTTAAGTCGGAAGAAACGAATTGCTACAGTTACATTATTACTTAAAGATAGCCGTGGTGGATTGTTTGGAATGAAGGAGAATGAATTAGATGAATTTAAATGGCGCAGTAATGAAGCCTATGGGGAACCGATTAGTTTGCAAACAGGTAAATTTAAAGTAACGATCAAGTCTGCCACTTATGATGAAACTCAGCAGATAATAATTAAACAGCCTGACCCGCTGCCGATGACTGTATTATCTTTGATTCCGGAAATAGAAGGGTAAGGTGTATTATGGTAAAGTATGAATTTGTAAAGCCCACAAGGGCAGACGCTGAGTATATAGCGGCTAATCTTAAACTAGATAATTACAGTGAACTATTTTCTGCTATTGGCCCTAACGCTCTTAATGATATTTTAGATGGATTGAAGCACAGTGATGAAATCGGCTGCCTGCATATCAACGGCGTACCCGCTGCTGTATATGGAGTGAGAAAAGCTTCGATAATGAGCGACGAGGGTCGCGTATGGCTGCTTATGACGAAGGAAACGGAGAACCATAAGGTATTTGTCGGAAGGCAGACTAAAAAGGCTGTAAGAGGGCTTTTAAAGAGATACGACAGGTTATATAACTGGGTCAATGTTGGAAATGATAATATAATGCGTTGGCTTAAATGGCTTGGCGCAGAAATACATGAACCAGCGCCGCATGGAGTTTATAATCTGCCGCATCACTTTTTTGAGTTTAGAAAGGATGATGAATAATGGGCGTAGCGGCAGCAATAGGCGCCACTCTTTTGGGTGGCTTTATTTCGGGCAGAGCGCAGCAGCAGCAATATAACGCTGCCGCTCAACAGGCAGAGGTAAATGCTCAGATAGCGAATCAGAACGCAGATAAACTGCAGGCACAGGCTGAAGAACAGTCTAAGTCAAATACTATCAACGAAGAAAACAAACGCCGGCGTATGAACGCTATGTTAAGCCAGCAGAGGGCTAATATAGGCGCTTCCGGTATAACAGCTTCAGGCAGTGCGGCAAACGCTTTAGCTGACAGTGCGTATAATATGGAAACAGAGCTTGCTATTGAACGCTATAATTCAAGGCAAGGCGTTGAGAATATTTTTCAGCAGTCTACTGACCTTGTTAATCAACGTGATATCTATAATCAAAATGCACGCAATTACCGTAAAGCCGGTAAGCGTGCACTTATGAATAATATGCTTATGAGTGGGTTATCTCTTGCAGGTAGTTTATACAGTCCTAAGAGCGCAGGAAAGCAAGGTGCTTCCTCGTATGGAAAAGGAAGTGACGGGTATGGATGGGGTAATAGTGGTAATATATCTTTAGGCGGTTATGATTCTAGTAAGTGGAAAACTACTTATGGTACAAGCACAGGTTATAACTGGATTTAAGAAAAGAGTACCAAGAGAGTGGTAAGAGAGTGTTGCATTAGTACGAAATGTATTATATAATAAACGAAAAGAGATAGTCAGTGGTCGCACGCTGGCTCTCCCTCATAATTGTAAAATGTGAAAAGAGATAGTTTAACGTGTGGTAGCGTTAGCTCATCTCGTAACAAGAATGTGATTGAAAACGAGCCCGCGACCTTACGTTGGGCTTATTTTCTTGCTATTTTACGGCAAGAATAATGGTAGCCACGAGAATACCAAACGCTATCATTAGGGATAATGCTTGATATATGCTCATAGGATCACCACCAATCAGTTACGGACTGATAAGCCAACATAGTTAAACTATCTCGGACAACATTATAACACACCTTTAAGCGCTTAACAATTTGTTAAAGCGCTTTTTCTATACCCAAAAGGAGGCTAGAATATGGCAATCGACATTTTCCAAGTAGGTGCGCAGTTAGGAGCGCCGGCAAGTAAAGTATCTAATGTCCGCTATGATAACAGCGGTCAGCAGGCTGTTGCAAGAGAATCATCCCAGACCGGTAGAATTATTCAGGCCGGTGTTGAGCATGTAAGAGAGCAGATCATAAGAACCGACGTTCTGCAGGCTAATAATGAGTATGTAAAACGTACTAACGATCTAAGAATGCAGTTGATGCAGAAAAAAGAAAAAGGCGCTCTTGACATTGTCGGTGAGTATGAAGCTGGTGAAAGAAAGATACGCAGCGAGCTTATGGCTCAAAGTCCTCAAAGCGTAAAGTACGGCAAAGGTGCTATGTTATTTGATTACAGCACCCAGCAAACTGATAATGCTAATCGCAGAGTTTTGGGGCAATACAGAGCGCAGCAGTTTGAAGCCTGGCAGAATACTACTTATGAAAACAATCAAAATCAGATTACGACAACGCTAATGCAAAATCCAAATGATCCTCAAGCTTTGAAAGATGCTGTTAACAAAACAATCTTTAGTGTTGAAGATATATTTGGAACATATGGTGAAGAACGTGTTGAATTGGAAACTAACAAAGCGCTTGGTAGACTGGGTACAGCAGTAATTGAACAGGCTATAGTTAACCAAGACTACACAGAAAGCAAAAGACTTGTGCGATATTTTAATGATGTTTTGACACCTGATCAGCGTAATTCTTTTAATGATACAATTAATCAGAAAGAGAAACTCGAAGACAACTATATAATGGCGAAGCAGCTTCTTGAACAGTTTGGCAGCGATGAAGAAGGTGCCAGGGCATTTATTGATAATATGGGAAAATCTTCTGCTGATGGTATGTGGTCAACAGAGGGATCTACATGGATCAAAAAGAATGGAGTTTCTCTAGAAGGAACACAATATGTAACTCGTAATGGTATTGCTGATTTAGGGGAATATTACAAAAAAATAACTGGTGAACCTTTATTAATAACAAGTGGCACCGACAGCGGAAATTTACATGTTCAAGGCGAGCGTAGCCACGGTGGAGGATGGAAAGTCGATGTTGCAAGTGATTGGTTGGAGAATCCCGAAAATCGAGCTAAATTTATACAGTATGCTGAAAGCAAAGGAATTCACGTAATTGATGAATATAGTAACCCTTCTGCAAAATCTACGGCAGGGCATTTAGATTTAGACTTTACTGACTACAAAGACGGTGACGACAGTAGAAGAATAATATCCTTTAAGGATCGAGAATCGATGTTTAAAATGTATAAAAATATGAAATCCGATAGGGAGAATCGGATCAAAGCGCAGAATGATTTATTCTATAAAAACGTTAATGAAAAAATCTATACTATGCATCAACAAGGTGTGCCTTATGAATCGGTAATTGATTGGATAAAAACCACTGCTGGCGCAAATGTTGAAGCTGGAAAGAAAATGATAACCGCAGTGGACTATTTTTATGGTTCTAATAATAGAAAAGTAAGTGATGCCGAAATGAGTATTTTGAAATCTAGGCTTGCAGCAGGAACGTTTCCTGATTATGAATCTTTAATGCAGACATGCGATGAATTGCATTTATCGGCAGATCAAAAATATATCATGCAGGAGGAATATTCTAAATTTAAAGAAGGGAAAGGAATGTATAGGCATGAGTTAAATGGTTATATTGAAAACAGCATTAAAGGAAAAGAAACAAAGGTAAAAAAAGCTATGTGGACAGGAGTAGAGATTCTTTTGCAAAGTTGGATTAATGAGGAAACAGCACGGAGAGGTCGTGAGCCAGCAGTATATGAAATAATAGAAAAGGGAAAAGAGTTCATGGTTAAACAGCCGCTCGGCAATGTTATTGACAAAGATTCGTGGTTAGGTTGGAGGACTGAAGTTAGCTATTCACCTGCAACTTTGGCAATGGCAGGAATTAAAGAGATTCAGCAGGCTGATGATTATTATTTCAGGGTTGTTATGAAAAATGGCGAGATAAAAGTAGTTGATCCTGATGAATTAAAAGAGATAGTAGGTGAATAAGATGCCATTTAATGAAGAAGAGTTAAATAGGGTCACATCAGAAATAAAAAATAGAGTAAATCTCAATATTTATCAACGCAATGATGTTGGTGAGTATGTCCGTACAAAAGATGACTATAACTATGCTTTTTTGCAAGACGATACAAAGTATTCCGAGGAATGGAAAACGGCTACCTCATTATGGAATGGTATTAAAGGGGCAGCGCGAAATATTGCTAATTATGGAATTGCACTAGGGAAATTTAATGAGAGTGCAGCACAAGACAAACAAACCTTAGGAATTAATATGCCGTTAGCATTCAGAGCGTTATATACTGCAGGAAATGTACTTGGCAGTACTGGTAGAGAGAAAGTTGTGTCTTTAGAAGAAGTTGCAAAATCTCCTTTGTTACAAAGAACGCCTGTTAAAGGTGATACTGCGCTTGGGCAGTTTGGACTTGATGTGGCGGAAGCTGCACCATCAACTATTGCTCAATTTGGTCTTGCGTTAGCTGGTGCACCTGTTGTAGCTACAACCTTTATGGGATCACAAATAGCTGGTAGTCAGTATGAACGGTTAAATGCAGAAGGCGTAAAATTTGAAGATATGAAATTGCCTTTAATTACAAATGTTATAGGCCAAGTCATATTAGAAAAAACAGGTATGGAAAAAGTCCTTGATAAAGTTCCTGGCGGAAAAGGGTACATTCAAAAATTTACCGAGATAATTAAACGCGGCGTAGAGGAAGGGTTTACAGAAGCGTTGCAGGAGTTCCCCGAAGGAGTAAGCGATATTATAGCGAAGAATCCAAATGCCAGCATTGGAGAACTTACTGATAAAATAATTAAAGCTTTCCCTGAAATGTCTAAAGATGCTATTTATTCTGGTTTAATTGGTGGTGTGTTTGGTGCTGGTTTTGGCGGGGTGAAAGTTCTAACTGACAATATCAATAAACACGTTGATAAAGAAATACATAAAGAGCAACTTAGTATGATTGAAGAAGGCGCAGAGCGAATAAAAAAAAGCGGAGCGGAGCCTGCTTATGCAGCGTCTGTAGTAAATGCCAATTTGCAAGGCGAATTTGTTCAGGTGGACGGCGAGACTTTGTATCAGTATGCTCAGACACAAAATATTAATAATGTCGCAGAAACGCTTGGATTAGAACAAGAAGATATTGTCCAAGCAGCAAAGTCGGGACAGACCATAGATATTTTAGTAGGAAACTTTGAAGCAATGGTAGCAAAGAATGCAGATTTTATGAATGCTGTCAAAGATGGTATAACATTTGAAGATGATGGTTATTCAGTGAATAATGAGCGTCTGCAAAAAGAGATAGCTAAGGAATATCAGAAAGCAAAATATAATTTAGATGAATTTGAAAATTGGAAAACCGAAAAGGTAAACGAACTTCGACAGATTGGGGCAACAAAACAAGAAGCATTACAAGCGATGGTGTTGTTGGAAAGTGCCGCAAGAACTCAATATCCTGATGACCCTATGCAGTATTTTAGGGATAACCCTGTAAGCTTCAAGCGTTTTGTCAGTACGCCTAAGGGCCGATATATGCAAACTAAAAGCGCTAACGAAAAATTGCTTGAGGATGAAAATAACTTTGCTGCTAATATTGATAAGTTTATATCAGGAAAATTGGTAGATAAAACTATTAGAGTAATGCAGACACCTCTTGCGTTAGAAGTTGCTGGTGCTAAAATATTGCCGGTAGATATGTCTGTTGAAAATCTTGATAAAGTTTTAAATGGAAAACATAAAAGTGATATGTCTGCTGATATAGTGAAGCAGATACCTAGGGCATTAACTGATCCCTTAATGATATTTGATACCTATGATGGTAAGAATGGTGCAAAAAGAAAAATAGTTGCTCTAGATTTAAAATCTAAAAATGGAGCAACCATTGTAGTGCCTTTTGAGCTTGAAGTAGATAATAAAAGCAATAAATATGTTATGAACGAAATTATAAGCGCATATGGTAAGACTGACAATAAGACAGGCGAACCACGCTATGAATGGTTTGCTAAGCAAATTGAAAACGGAAAATTAAGATATATCAATAAAGAAAAAACCGCTAAGCTGATTGAAAACGAGAAGCCCGAATGGCTCATGCCGTTTTCAACAGATAGCGGTTTTGTTAAGACTGACAAGTTGTTACAATCTCCTAGCAGCGATTCCGCTAGCAAAGGCAACAACCTTGGCAGTCTTCTTAATAATAGTATACCAGATGAAAATGCACTTCGCAAGAGACGAGAAGAAATGCAGGGATACTACCAAGCCGAAGGGAAAACTAAAGGCGCTATCACCTGGGACGAAGAAGGCAAAGCAATTATCAGCCTGTTTGAAGGGGCTGATGCTAGTACTGTTATTCACGAGGCGTTGGGACACTATTTGTCAGTGAATATTATGAGGCGCAGTAAGCTTCCTACCGCAACAGAACAGATGCGTAAAGATAGGCAGACACTCCTTGAATATGCAGAAAGCAGTGAAGAAGAATGGGCTGAACTTGATAAATATGATGGTGATCTTACCAAAGAGCAGTTTGACCGCAAAACAGCAATTTATGAACGTTGGGCAACTGGGGCGGAACAGTATTTTATGTTGGGTATTGCACCAAGTAAAGACTTGCGACGGATATTTGCAAACTGGAAAAAGTGGCTGCTTGGTATTTATAAATCGATCAAAGATTTTGTTGATGCTAATAAAGAATATGCAAAGGAGATTACTCCGGAGGTAAGAGCAGTATTTGACAGAGCGCTTGCAAGTGAGGAGGCTATCATAGAGCAACAAAAGCTAGACGGATATTTTGCCAAGCTTCCTGCTACTATTATAGATGCCCTTTCCGAGAAGTCTAAAATACAACTTGCTAAAACAATAGAAAATGCCTATGACAAAGCTGTTGAAAGCTTGACGAAAGAGAGCCTTAAAAATTTCACTAAAGAACGTAGTGCGGAAATAAAGGCATACAGAGATAAAGTTACTCCTTCGATTAAAGAAAATGTTCAAGGTCAAAAACTTTATTTAGCGGAAAGACAAATGATCGAAACATTAGGAGAAAAAAGTGCTGATACAGCTGCGCGAAAATATCAAGAGCTAATTGGTAGAGCAAAGAACTCCGAAGAAGTACTGACCGATAAAGAACAGGAATATATGTTATTGTTTTCTGCAGTGGCAGAGCAAAATGAATATGCTAGTGGAGAAGACTTTGCAAAATCTGTTCTTGTAAATCCTACGGAAGCACAGGCTATAAAAAATGCTGTTGATAAAGTTGTTAATGAGAAGTACCCTGACATAGTGCTTGAAAGACAGGTAGCTGAACTTGCGACTAAGGAAGCTTTCTATAGTGATGAAAGTGGATTGGTTCTAGGGGTTGAACAGCAAATCATCGAAGATGCTGCGGCTGGCATTCTCGCCAAACAGCGTAGCACAGAAACTAAAATGAAACTAGCTAAAGCACGTAGGCAACAAGCTATTAATGCTGCAGTTGAAATGATTGATAATATGTCAATAAAAGATTCAGTAAGAGTGCAAAAATTTATTGTTGCAGAGCGTAACGCCGCAGCTAAAGCTGCTGTTGCTGTAAGAGATGGAGATATGGAAACAGCCTTAACTCAGAAACGTTTACAGGCATTAAACCATGCTCTGGTTATGGAAAGTATGAAAACTAGACTTGCTGTAGATAAGGCGGGAAGAGCTTTAAAAAGGGCTAAGAATGCAAAAAAAGAAACTTGGGTTAATGATGACCATCTGTCTCAAGCAGGAGCATTGTTTGCAAGAATGGGTATAAAGTTAAAAGGATACGATCCGGCTAATAAAAAAATGACGCTTGAACAATACGTTAATGCTATGAATAAGTTTTTAGGAAACGCTGATATTGCTGAGTGGCTATTCGATGAAACTGTTGACATTTCTAATCCTACGGCATTAACGCGCAATCAATACTTTGATGTGGTTGACGCTATAAAAAATATCCGGGCTCTGGCAAAACAGGAAAAAGGCGTAGGCCTATTAGAAACTAAAAAGGATTTTAATGAATTCAAGGAAGAAACGTTATTGCACCTTCAAAAACTGAAAACAACTGAAAAGCTTGTTCCAGGAGAAAATGCAAAAGTAAACCTGATCGAAAAAGGAATAGCTCAAGGGTTAACATCCGACAGCATATATGAAATTCTCGACAAAGGGAAGCAAGGATTCTTTTACAATATGCTTTATCTTCCGCTAAAGCATAAGCTTGACATTGAAAGCGTTGATTTGGCTTATTTAGCAAATAAGTTTGAAACTGCGTCTAAACGTTGGAAAGAAGCTGTTGGGGATGTCTATGCAAAGGTAAGTTATTCAGAATTAGGCACAGATATAGATGGTGAACCATTAAAGATTGACAGAACGAATCTTGTCAAAATGCTTGTGTATTCAGGGACTCAGGAAAGCTTTAGGAGATTATGTGATACTCCACCGATTGGGCTTGAAAATTCGCCATTATGGGTAAGGGCGTCTGAGACTGTATCTGATGAAGCTGCAAGGCAAACTACTGCAGAAAACATTCTTAGATTTCTTAGCAATAACTTAACAAGCCATGATGTAGTTATGGCGCAAGAGTTAATAAATATCGCAGAATATAAATGGTCGGAAAAAGCAGAGAACGAACGACAGACTAAAGGCTTTACTCCTAAAAAACAGGAAGCGACACCTCGGGAACTTGTTCTTGCAGACGGTAATATTGTGATATTTAGAGGAGGATATTTCCCGCTTGTTAGAGATACAAGGGGAGGAAGTACTCCAGCAGGCAATACGCCGTTCACTGAAACAAATGAACCTCAGTTAAAATATGGTATGCATACTAATACCGGAAGCATGAAAGCAAGAACAGTAGGAGCAAAATACCCTGTTGATCTTACATTGGATGCAGGGATAAGAGAGATTAATGCGTCCATCCATGACTTACATTTTAGAAAAGTTATTCAGGGTGCTAACCGTATATTTAATGATAAAGATATAACAGGTCTTATGAGAGCTAAGCTTGGCACAGCAACTTTTAAAGCACTAAAAGAGCAAATAGATGTGACTGCTAGGCCTGAAGGTATGTATAATACTTCGGCAGCTGAAACATTTATAGGAGATGTAGCAGATAAACTGCGTGGTAAGGTTATTCCTTATATGATTGGTATGAGCCTTAAGATAAATACGCAGAATCTTGCTAATATAGCGCTTTATGGTAACACTGTTGAAGGATATGGCCATATAGAGGCGTTACAGGACTTTATTACTAATGGAATTATGTTAGGCTGCAACTCGCCACGAGCAGCAAGAGAAATGTGGAAGACTGTACAGGAACTGTCGCCAATGATGGCTGAAAGATTCAAAGGCACTGATTTTACAACAAGGGAGCTGATGGAAAACAATAAATTGGATGGCATGACAAAAAAAGTATTGGAATGGTCTAATATGTCAATGGCATTTACAGATGGTTTGACAGCAATGCCAATATGGTACGGCGCATATACACGACAGATGAATAGAGGAAAAACTCAACAGGAAGCCATAGACTATGCGGATAGCATTATTAGAAAAACAATGGGTTCTACAAGAGCGACAGATGTTTCTTCTATGGTAAGAACTAAAGGAGCTACAAAAATATTTTTCATGTTTCAAACTTTTTTCAACACACAATTCAACCAATGGTATGCTACATTTAAACGTCAGGAAATAAACTTTTCAGACAAGGCATATAAAAAGATGGCGAAAGAAATAACTAGTTTTGTCTTTGGGAAATGGGTTACATTTACGTTGTTTTCACTTCTTCTTGCTGGAGAAAATCCATTTGTTGATGATGACGATGACGATTACAATGATTTCCTGTCAGAACTGTTTTCTTATCCGTTTACATTAGGAGGGCCGATAGGGCAGGGAGTAAATTTTGGAGTAAGGAGAATGTTTGATATGCAGACTTTCCCATATCGCATCTCTCCGATAGAGTCTTCGTTGAATACAGTATTTACTTCTACTTCGACTATTGGTGAAGTGGTTAGAGGTGAAAAAGAAAACGAAGAGCTTGTTGAGCCGGTTGTTAATTTAGCTCTTCTCTATAAAGGGTTGCCGAGCCAACTTAGCAAATGGTTCTTTAATGCTTGGGATATTTTATACGGTGACATGACACCGAGAACCGAGGATTTGTTCCGACGTAGACCCAAAAAAGAACGTGATGAATAAAAACAACCCCCTCAAATTCGAGGGGGTTATACTTAAATTAACCCGATGTGCTGAAACCAGTTGCCCAGGATAGACATGGCAAGAAGAACTAAATAAACAGTTAAAATGTTTTTGTGGATTGACGAAAAATCGGCTTTCCTTGAGTAAATAAAGTATGGCATAAAAAAAACAGCGGTAAATATATAATGAAATGTAGTATCATCTAACCCCAATATGGATAAATTCATAAAAAGAATAGATGCTGAAAGTGAAAAATTAAGCAATTTGGTTTCCACGATGTTTTCCTTCTTTCGTTTTTCACAATTATATCACATTTATAAACTATATGGTATAATATAAAAAGTATTTACTATCGTGGAAAGAAGAGCTGTGTATGATTGCAGAATTTAAAAATAAAATATTTTGTTTGCTGTCTAAAAATAAAATATCTATAATTAGTGCATTAGTTATATCGGCTGTTGTAGGTTTATATTATTTTCCTGTTGCTCATAAAATTCTAACAGAAAATACTAATTTCTTTTCATCATTAGGAGCTATAGCAACAGGTATTTCGCTTATTTTCGTTGCAGTGCAGGTTTATTATATAAAGTTAGAAAATGAAACAAGAAATAAACAACTTGCTCAAGAAAATGCTTTTGAAATGGCTAAATTATATGCTACTGATATCCTTATGGAATTACATGCTTTTAATTCATATTTACAA